GGTGCTCCAAGAATAAGTGTAAATGAAATTGATGGTGGTGTTGGCGAAACTTATGACGCTTATATTTTTGCCGATACAGCAGGTGTAATTAATTCAGGCTCAGTGTCGCACACCTACGGTAGTACAACTGCAGTCGATTGCGGTTTTGAAAACGGCATTGATTTTTTGATTATAAAATCTAAAGATGCCGATAGCTCGTCGGGTGATCCTGATTTTAAACAAAGATGGAATGTTTTTGATACTGTTCGAGGATTGACTTCTGGTAATGATGTTTCAACTGATTGGAGTTATAATTCTCCAGGTCCAGTAAGTTCTGTTGATAGAGTCGATTCCGCAAGTAATGGTTTTGTTTTACAGTCAGGCATGACATCAGGAAATTATGTCTACACTGCTATAGCAAAGGGTTCATAATGGCATTAACTTATAACAATAACAATACAATATCTTATGCAGATGATGATACAAATATGACCATGTTTGTAACGAGCAATAAAGATTCATCGGGAAATTTGCTTTGGAATGTTAAAGGTTCAGATGATAATTTAATTACATCGACTAATTTTAGCTATGGAGAAGCTTTTCAGAATATTCAAAAAGATAAAAATTTTAATCCAAAAGTTGGTAATGAGTTAATAAGTTTGGGATTGTAACAAAAGGAAAAAATAAATATGGCACACAAAGTTGTAAAATACAGATTAGAAGCAGACGGTACAATACCTACTTTTTTAAAATTTGGTGTATCGCAAAACACAGGAGGTATGTATCCAGTTAAAGATAGTACAGCAAGCCCAAGAGACTATGTAATGATTGGCATAGCAAACGATGGTGCAGACATATCAACAGCAATCGGTGAAATTACAAGTAAAAATGATTTAACAACATATCTCACAACCGTAAGTAGTGGTCAAAATTGGAAACAGTTTGATAGTGACGATAATGAAGTAAATTTTGTTCCTTCAGATGCAGCAACTTTAATATGGAATGATTTAACAACACTTAATGGTGGATAATATGAAGAATGAATTAGTCGTTAAAAATATTGAAACCGCTTTAGTTGATGCAAAGCCAGAATATAAAATTATGTTGCAAAACATAGAGGAAAAAATGCCATCTGTTAGGCAAGCATCAAGCAATTTTTATAAGTCACACTCACAATTCATGGGAGTTACTTTAGATGTGACAGCAATAACTCCTGTTCGTTCTATTAAACATACTCTTGCTGAAATAGATAAAACTAAGGGTGCATTGCAAGAAGCACACATTAATATGAAGAAAAAAGAAATAAAATTAAAAAAGAAAAAACGTAAGTTAAAAAAATGTAAAGATGATTTAGATAGAGAATTGTTAGAAGTAGAGATATTAGAGTTACAAACTCATGCAACTAATGCACAAAATTCTGTGCAAGCTGCGATACGCAAAATGAACTTTTTTGTTAATCAATATGAAAATCTATTAAAGCATCTTGGAGTTAATGAAATAACAGAGGAAATGTATGAAAGAGAAGAAGCTCGTTATCATGTCATGACAGCTATGAAGCAAGCTCTTTCTGCTGCACGAACTAGGAACGGTTTAATTGATGAAGGCAACCAGATATATTTATTTGATTTAGGTATTAGTGGAGCACAAGCACAAGCAGAAATGTTTGCATATCTTAACTTTGAGAATGAATTAATTAAAAAAGGTCAAGCACCTACACATGAACATACGATGCAATGGCTAGAAGCTTGTGCTGATAAATTTGAAAAAGATCCGCAAAAATTTACGCAACGCAGAGGATTCAAAATTATGGATGAACAATCTTTAACGAATACACCTAAAATTACAGTGGCAGCGGAATGAACAAAATAACAGCATCAGAAAAAGCCAGAGAAGAACTTGCAGAAATCGATAAAAGGGTCGTTGCTTTGGAGACTGAGATCCATATTCAGTTTAAAGATTTGTACAATCGTATTAAGCGGATTGAAACTTGGGCAATTGGTTCTGTTACTTCAATTGTTCTTTTATTGCTAGCAATACTTTATAGGATGTAAAATGTATGAATATGCAATAAAAGAGGTTGTTAAAGTTGTTGATGGAGATACAATAGATATTGTTATAGATTTAGGATTTAATTTATCTAAAAAAGAAAGAGTTCGTTTAGCTGGTATAGATTCACCCGAAAGCAGAACAAAAGATTTAGAAGAGAAAAAATTTGGATTAGAATCAAAAGAATTTTTAGAAAGAAGATTAAAAACAGGAATTTCATCAGGACTAAAGGTTAAAACTGAAAAAGATGGTAAGTATGGTAGAATGCTTGGTTGGATATTTGTAGGTAAAACAAATATAAATAAAGAAATGATTTATCGTGGTTATGCTTGGGAATACGAAGGCGGTTCTAAAGAAAAAGATTTTAATATTTTAAAATCTAAAAGAGGTATCAAATGAGTTTAGTTCAAACATTAGTTGGTCCAGTTACAGGAATTCTTGATAAATTTATTGAGGACAAAGATCAAAAAGCTAAACTAGCTCATGAAATTGCTACTATGTCTGACAAACATGCTCAAGAATTAGCATTAGCACAAGTCGAAGTTAATAAAGCGGAAGCTGCAAGCGGAAGTTTATTTAAAGGTGGATGGAGACCTTTTGTAGGATGGATTTGCGGATTCGCATTATTATATCATTTTATTCTTTCCCCATTAATTATATTTATTGTTGCATTAACAGGAGCTAAAATACCACCTTTGCCTGAATTTGATATGGGTAGTTTAATGACTGTTCTTTTGGGGATGTTAGGAATTGGTGGACTTAGAACATATGAGAAACAGAAAGGATTAACAAAATGAGTGATATTGAAATGTTTCACGTCGGGCAGAATGAAAACGGAGAAAAGCTTTATAATTTAAGATATGTTAAAGGTGGGATGACTTTACCAACACCATCAATGACAGAGGCAGAGGCTCTTTCTAAAATAAAAGGAGAGCCTGTCGAAGATAAAATTCAAGAAAATTCTGTTGAAAATTATCATGAAATGACTAAAAAAGAATTAGAGAAATTTATGCGTAAACATGGTATAGAATTAGATAGAAGAAAAACAAAAGCTGATCTTTTAGCAAGAGTTGATAAATTTTTTAAAGAGTAAATTATGAAAGAAAATTTTAAAAAATGTTTAGAAATGCTTTTAAAACATGAAGGTGGTTTTGTAGACCATCCTAAAGATCCTGGAGGAATAACAAATTTAGGAGTTACTAAAGCTGTTTATGATAAATGGATTGGCAGAGAATCAAGTGAGGCAGAAATGCGTGCTTTAACTCAAAAGGATGTTGCTCCTATATATAAACAGCAATATTGGGACAGGTGTAAATGTGATGATCTTCCAGCAGGCATTGATTGGTCTGTATTTGATTGGTGTGTAAATTCTGGTGTAGGCAGAAGTGCAAAAACTTTACAAAGAATTATCGGTGCAAAACAAGACGGAGGTATTGGACCGAAAACTCTTGCGTTGTTATCTGAACATGAGCCAGAAAAAATTATAAGAAAGATGTATGATGAACGACAAGATTTTTACCAAAGCCTCGAAACTTTTAAAACTTTTGGAAAAGGCTGGACAAGACGCAATAAAGAGACTAAAGAAATGTCTCTCGAAATGATGAGTTAAAAATGCCTTTATCTGTTTTAAAATTTAATCCAGGAGTGGTAAAAGACATAACAGAGTATTCAGCAGGAAACGCTGGACCATTCTGGACAGACAGTAATCTTATAAGATTTAAAAATGGTTTTCCATCTAAAATAGGTGGTTGGCAGTTAGATGATATTTTTGAAGTCTCTTCTGTTGGTGGAAGTGCATCAACAACTCGCAGAACAATAACAGGAATTGCAAGACAATTAATTTCTTGGAGAGCTTTGTCAGATGGTAATGATAGAATTGCTATAGGAACTCATAATCATCTTTATATTTTAGTTAATAATGCTTTGCATGATATAACACCTCTTAGAAAAACATCTTCTAATTTAACAAATCCAGTGGCAACGAGTAGCGGTAGCACAACTGTAACAATAACAGACAACAGTCATGGTGCAACAACAGGTGATTTTGTTGTAATAAATGACGCTACAGCAACAGGAGGAGTTACAGCTGACACTTTAAATCAATTTGCTGGTTATGAAATAACAGTTGTTGATTCTAACAGTTATACAATAACGGTTAGTTCGGCTGCAACAAGCACTGTAAGTGCTGGCGGTGGAACATCAATAGATGTAAAATATTTAATTGGTAATTCAGCTGGTCTCGGTTCGCAAAGTGC